TCTATCTTTATTTCTATCTGCAAATCCTAGATTTGCTCTTGATGTTCCTTTCCCTTCCATTGAAAGATTTCTTGGTTCATATTTCATCATATCAAACTTTAAAAAGTCTTGCCCATCTTCATCTGCTCTTAAAGTTGTTGGAAATATATAAAAACCAAAACCATCCTCTCTAGTTCCTTTAATAGATTCTATATCTTTAGTAGCATCGGATAATTCTTTTGCAGATTTCTGATCCTCAGTTAATCCACCTTCTTCTTGTTGATTAATATTACCTGATGCTTTATTTAATTGGTCTCTTTCCTGTGCAGTTGTTGCAACTTCGTTTTTAATAGATTTAACTTGATTTGCTGAAGTTTTACCTAATTTTTTTACATTTTTTTTATCTGTATCTGAAGCGTTATCATTCCATGTAATTTTACCTGGTTCATCACTTGACCTTTCTCCAATTGTTCTAGGATTTTCACCTTTTGCATTATCATATTTTATAATTTCTGTTTTATATACTGGCGGATTTCCATCAGGACCAGTTACTTTAGTAGCTGTATATAAATTTTTTTTATCTTTACCAGTTCCTACCTGAGTAGGACTTATTTTACTTGTAACTGCCATTATAACATGGTTTTTATTTATTTAGGATGAATTTTCCATAAGGAAAATTGAGAAGGTCATCTAGTTCATTATATTCTACAATATACAGTTGTCCTGCTAGTTCTTCCCATGTATAATTACGAGATTGCCTCCAATGAAAGTTAAGTCCTTTAAATCCCCATGCTTGTAAATCAGTACAAGCAATTAGTGGATGTTGGTCATAGGTAATATCAGGAGTTTTTGCATTGTATATAAAGGTATAGTATTTTCCTACTTCAGGTATAGGAGTTACAGTATCATTTAGTGCTTCCATAATAATCATCATCATTTCTTCAGGATCATTAACTGCTGATGCTAATTCTTCTTTTATCGGTTCTATCCGATTTGCATATCTCTCTTCACCATTAAATCCGAATGAATCTGTCATTATCTTATACCTAATTCTTTTTCGGTTATAATCTTAAATTCAATTTTTCGGTCTTTACACCACTCATCTGCTGCTTTCCATTTTGCTTGGTTTACAGCATATGTCTGACATTCGTAGAGATAGGATTTAGTCACTCTTTTTCTTTTTTTAGGTTCTTTGGTCTGTTTAAGAGGTTTTACTTCTATAACATAAGTTTTTAATTTTCCTGTATTCTCTTTAACTTTGATAATGAAATCTGGGAAGTATCTACGGACTCTACCATCAGGAGCACGGTAAGGTATCCAAAATTCTTCACTTCCCCACTCTGTAATATTTTCATTTAAGTCGCAATAATTACAAAACCGTCTTTCCCAAGAACTACGGCAAATGATATTACTTACGTCACCTTTATATTTTCTTGGTTTCGTAGGTTTAAATAAACTCTTAATACTTTCACCCATTACTCATATACATAATATATAAGGTCAAAAAGTATTTATAAAATGCCACGAGTAGTAAGAGTCTCAGACATCAAAGCAAATTTATTAAGACCAGCAACAACTTCTCATTTTGAAGTGGAGATACCTGTAACTTGGAATCCTGTTTTTCAAAATAGGTGGAAGGGTGTTGGTAAACAAGATAAAATTAATTTGATGTGCTCAGAGGCATCATTGCCTGGATCTAGTTTGGCTACATTTGAAACTAATAATGATCGCACTGGTGTAACAGAAAGATTTGTGCATCGTAGAATATTTGATGAAAGAATTGATTTTACTTTTTATGTTGACGCAGGATTATATCAACCAATTAAATTTTTTGAACAATGGATAGATTTTATTACTGGAGCAGCAACAGAAGGTGAGAATAAATTAGAGAATCCAGATTATCATTATAGAATGAAATATCCTAATGATTATATTGCTGGTCAAGGATTGAAAATTACAAAGTTTGAGAAAGATCATCAAAATCCTTTAACTTACGAATTTATTAGATCATATCCTCTTTCAATAACTTCAATGCCTGTTTCTTATGATGGGTCTTCATTGTTGAAGTGTTCAGTTTCAATGACTTATGTTAGATATGTCATTCAAAATCTGGATAAGGTGTATACATTACCTCCATCTCCAACTCAGCAAGCACAGTTTAATGGTGGATTTTTAAGTAATATTGCAGGTAATTTAGTTGATGCTGCAGTAGATAGAATAACAGGTAATGATAGGTTGGGAGATTTTGCTGGAGCAGCCGTCAGAACATTTTTATAAAAACCCTTATATATAAATATATGACTTGTTATAAGACATTATGCCTTTACCAAAAATTGCTACCCCAACATATGAGTTGGAGTTACCCTCGACAGGACAATCGATTCAATATAGACCATTTCTAGTTAAAGAAGAAAAGGTTCTTGTAATTGCTCTTGAGAGTGAAGATAATAAACAGATCACAACTGCAATTAAAGCAGTTCTTAAAAGTTGCATTATTACTAAGGGTGTGAAGGTTGAATCTCTTCCCACTTTTGACATAGAATATCTATTTTTAAATATTCGTGGTAAATCTGTTGGAGAAGAACTTGAAGTTAATGTGATTTGTCCTGATGATGGAGAAACTACGGTTCCTGTGACAATTAGTTTAGATGAAATTGAAGTTCAGAAGGATGAAAATCATTCAAACAAAATTAAAATAGATGATAGTATTATGATGGAGTTAAAGTATCCATCTCTTGATCAATTTATTAAGAATAATTTTGATTTTAATGATAAGAATGCAATGGATCAATCATTTGAATTAATTGCATCATGTATTGATAAAGTTTATACTGAAGATGAAGTTTGGGCAACTGCTGATTGTACTAAAAAGGAAGTTAAAGAATTCCTTGAGTCAATGAATTCTCAACAGTTTAAAGACATTGAAGCATTTTTTGAATCTATGCCTAAATTATCTCACACTATTAAGGTTACTAATCCTAAAACAAAAGTGGAGAGTGATGTGGTATTGGAGGGTTTAGCGTCTTTTTTCGTGTAGCCCTACTGCATATGAGTTTGGAGGATTACTTCAAACTAAATTTTGCCTTGATGCAGTATCATAAATATAGCTTGACAGAGATTGAAAATATGATGCCTTGGGAACGAGACATCTATGTGGCTCTACTTCAACAACATCTTGAGGAAGAAAAGTTAAAGCAGCAACAACAGAATGGCTAGTAAAAAACCTAGTATGATAGATGCTCTGAGGGCAAAGCATGATCCTCACTATCAACTAGCGGGTAAAGTTGAAAGTCTTGGAAAAGATATACCTGTTCAACTTGCTCAATTACATAAGACATTAAGCAAGTCCTTTGCAATGCAGAGGAAAACTTTAACGCGCGTTCTTGGTCTTGAGAAAAGAGTTACTGATAATGAGACTAGAATTAGTAATTTAGCAGATGTAGCAATAAAGATAGGTGAACAACAAGCAGAAAGAAAAGAAGAAGTAGCAGAAGCAGTAGAGGAAGTAGCAGAAGCAGTAGAGGAATTAGCAGAAGAAGTTGGTGAGGAGATACCTGAAGGTTTAGATGATGTTTTGGATGATATACGTGGAGATGATGCAGAGGAAGAGGTAGGTGGTAAAGAATCACTAAAAGAACCAGCAGTTGCAACTAAACCAAAGAAAAAGAAACCAAGGATAAGGATTAAAAGAAGAAAGATAGATGCTGATAAATTTAAGAAAGGAACTCCATTTGATGATGGATTCAAATCAAGAGTGATGGGTCAAGATGAGAAAGGGGGATATCTAAGTCCTGAAGAAAGGAAGTTTCGTTTTAGAAAGGGTAATGATGGAGCAGCAGTAGATCCAAACAAACTTCTCCCTACTGATGAAAATCAAGAAGAAGGAGCAAGTGGTCCTGTAAAGGATATTCTTTCAAGTGTTATTTCTATAGAGGAAACATTGAATAGTCAATATCAATTACAATTAGAGGGTGCAAAGGAACAGAAAGAGGACGCAGAGAAGAAAAGAAGAGGTGTTCGTGAAAAGATGTTGGAGGGTGCTGGCAAAGTATGGGATGGAATTAAAAAAACTGGTGAGGCAGTAATTAAACCATTTCAAAGTATATGGAGTAGAATATTAGGGTTTATTTCAACAATATTTTTTGGAAGGATATTTTATAAGATAATAGAATGGATGGGTGATCCTAAGAATCAGGATAAACTACAAAGTATTATAAAATTCTTTAAAGATTGGTGGCCAACTTTATTAGCAGCATATTTGTTATTTGGTAATGCCTTTGGTAAAATGGCTGTTAAATTGGGAGTCATGGTTGGTAAGTTTGCAATAAATTTACTTAAAAATATTATTCCCAAACTTTTATCAGGTTTAGCTAAGATGAAGATGGGTAAAGCTGGTATGATTGGTGGTGCTCTTCTTGCTGTTGGTGGCACTGCATATATGATGAGTAGAGGAGGTAAGGACAAATCGGTAGAACCTGGAGAATCCGCAGAACAACAAACTACAACTACTGGAGAATCCGCAGAACAACAAACTACAACTACTGGAGGTACTGAAGAAGTTCAAAAAATGAATAAAGGTGGTCAAGTTCCTGGACGTGGTAATACTGACACAGTTCCTGCAATGCTAACTCCTGGTGAGTTTGTGATGAGTAAAGGAGCAGTTCAAAAGTATGGTGTGAATGCAATGGAGTCTATGAATGCTGCTGCTGGTGGAACTAATAGACCAACTCGTATGGGTAGATATAATGAAGGTGGTGTCGTAACTGACCCAGAAGAAAGAGCAAGAATTGAAGCAGAGACTCTTCATTGGGTTAATAAAGAACGAACAGAATATCTGGGATTACCTCCTTTAGATAAAATATCTTATGCGGATGGTGTGGAACTTACAAAACCAATGGGTAAAGAATATTATGGTGGTGGAATAAAAGAAACTTCAGATACTGATATGAATTTTGATACCATGACGAAAACCACATGGAAGACAAAATCAAGAGGTTCTGAAATTATTTTTCAAGGAGCAACAGAGACAATAACAGAAGAACAGAAGCAAGCGTATCTTGATTCAAATCCAGTAGCAAGAATGGCAATGGAGCTCAAGGATCAGGCTGAAATGGGTGCTTTAGGTGCTGACATATCTGCTAGTGCTAAAAAGGGTAGTGGATATAGAGGTGGTGGTTTAGTTTTAGGGTTCCAAGGTGGTGGTCAGGTAAGAAAAAATGCAGCAAATATTCAACCTAAAAAAACCGTAAAGAATATAACTCCATCACGGAGAAAGAAAACAACAGTTGCTTATCAGGATCAAGGTGGTTCCATGAAGTCTGCTGGTGGCACAGGTTCATCAGGTAATAAAGAGATTCCATCTTTCTCTGCAACAGCAATGAGATCTTCTGATAAAATAGATGTATTGGGGATTAGTGTATAATGGGTTGGGCAGCACTGGGAAAGGTAGCAATGGGTGCAGTTAAAGGTAAGGCAAAACAAGTTGCTACTGATAAATTGCTCAATAGGAAGAAAAAGACTGATACTAGAAGAGCATCTGCTAGAAAAATAATGGGTGGTGATGAAGGTGGTGGAGAAAAGGGGGGAGAACTTGCAGTAAGACCAACAACATCATTATTTTCTTCTGTTGGTGGAGGTGCTATTCAGAAGATAGAAAAGACAGAAGAAACTGGTTCAAAGGGAAATAGTTTACTAGTAATTAAAACTAAACTTGTTAGTATAGACACTATACTAAAAGGAACTCTTGCTGCAGAAAAGAAAGCAGAGGATGTTAAAAGAAAAGCACAGGAAAGATCAGAAAGAAAAGAAGATGAGAAAGAGTTAGAAGATGATTCAAAAGAAGGAAAGAAAGCACAAAAATTTAAATTAGCACCTCCTAAACAAGTTTTAAGTTTTTGGGAAAAAATAAAAAGTTTTTTTGGTAAGGTTCTTTTTGGATGGCTTGCTGTAAGATTGATTGATTGGTTACCCAAACTAATGCCAATCCTTAAGTTTTTAGCTGGGTTTGCAGATTTTATTATTAAAGTTGGTGGTTTTCTTTTAAATGCTTTAATCACTTTTGTTGATTGGGGATATAAAGCTGTAAGTGCCACTAGAGGATTTGTAAAAAATTTATTTGGGGAAAAGGGGGCAAAAGCATTTGATGGTATTACAAAACATCTTACTACTCTGTTTAATATCATTGGTTCTATTGCATTAGGTGTTCTTGCTTTTGGTAAT